TGATGGAAGCCGATCAACGCAATCGATTTGGTCCAAATGACACTGTGGTTGTGTGCTGGACCAGTCACACGCGAGATGATCGATATGCCAATCGAAAGTGGCAGACTTTGGGAAATATTTTTACTTGCCCCATATACGATCCTGCGTATTTGAAAACTCATGTTGATGATCGTGGTTACATGATACGTGATCTTGCGTATGTCAAGGCTGTAAAAACTTTATTGGAATCTCGGCCTGGACTGACCTGGAGATTTATCAGCATGACCACCTGGGGGTCAGTATCATTTTATAGTGACGCTGTTGAGCTGTATAAAGATTGTGTTGATATTATTTCCAAAGGCTACGATCAAGTGCTTTACCCCAACGGCTGGCCCAATCGAGAAGATCCACACCCTAGCCCTGCTGAGCATTTGGCCTATTTGGATGCAGTATTGCCTGGTTGGGTTACAAAACAATCTACTCGTGTTATAATGCATGATGAAAGCGTCAATCTAAATAAAGATCCCCGTAAGTCGGGTATGGCAAAAGTAACAAGACTATGACACCACAACACAAAGAGATTCTAGATATCACACAAGAAGAGTGTGCTGAGGTAATTGTTGCCGTCAGCAAAATTAACCGTTTTGGTCTAGACAATGTCAAGCCTGGCAAACCATTGACCAATAGGCAACACCTGGCAGAAGAACTAGGGGACTTGCAGGCCATGATTGATTTGTGCACTGACTTCGACCTTGTGAGTCGCGAGGAGGTGCTTGCTGCTGCCAGCAACAAGATTACCAAACTAAAACAGTGGTCAAACATTTTTAAGGACTAACATGAAATTAAAAGTAAGTGAACTATTTTATTCTGCACAAGGCGAAGGCCGCTATGTAGGCGTTCCTTCAATTTTCCTCCGCACATTTGGTTGTAACTTCACCTGTTCAGGCTTTGGTTGTAAGCCTGGAGAAAAAAGCACAGGTGCTGACGAAGTTGCCAAGACTGTGCATTTATACAAGACTTTTGAAGAACTGCCATTAGTAGATACTGGCTGCGACAGCTATGCTAGTTGGCATCCAGACTTCAAACATCTAAGCCCCACATACACTCCTGAAGAACTTGTGGAAAAGATGGCAGCATTGTTGCCTAACAATAACTGGCAACAACCCAACGGCAACCCTGTACACTTGGTTATCACTGGTGGCGAGCCATTGCTGGGCTGGCAGCGAGCATATCCTGAGTTGTTGGACCTGTTGCACGAACGTGGTTTGCGACACATTACATTTGAAACCAATGGTACTCAAGAACTCACACGTGACTTCAAACAGTATCTGGCAAACTGGCACGGTGAGATCACATTCTCAGTAAGCCCCAAGCTGAGTGTATCAGGTGAGACTTGGGCAGATGCAATCAAGCCAGATATTGTATGGGATTACGAAACACATGGCATCACTTACTTGAAGTTTGTGGTAGACAAGATTGAAGACTTCGACGAGCTGGATCGTGCTGTGGATGAGTATCGACTGCGTGGTTTCAGTGGCCCCGTGTTCGTGATGCCAGTGGGCGGTGTGGTTAGCGTATATGACAGCAATAGAATTCATGTTGCAGACGAAGCACTCAAACGCGGTTACTGGTATACCCCAAGATTGCATGTGGATCTTTGGGGCAATGGCTGGGGGAAATAACATGTTTGATTGTGTACTGGTTAATGGTGACAGCTATTCTGCAAAGAACAGCTCGACTCATGTTTACAGCGATTTTTTAAAAAAAGAGCTAGACTTACCAGTACACAACATAGCAGCAATTGGTGCAAACAATCAAAGAATTATAAGAAGTACGATAGAAAAAGCACTAGAGTTAAAATATCAAGGTAACATGCCATTGATATTGATTGGTTGGAGTTTTATTCGGCGTATAGAAGTTTGGTATTATGGCAACAAACCTGGAGTGTTAAATCGAATTCCAGATTCTCTAGTAGGTAACGAACATAAAAATCCAAAGTTTGTTACACTCGATGTGTTGTTGAAGGAGAACGAAGCTACCTTAGAACAGAAATGTTTAATCAACAACGACATGTTTGTACACTCACAATTGACTAATTTTTATACCAGTCTTTTTATGCTTGCAAACACCTTAGAAGCATTGGGGCTTGAATATCGATTTTTTTCTGCTGCTAAAAACACTGAGATCCCAGTAAATAGTTTTCCCTACATTGAATCTTTACAACAAGTGCAATGGTGTATTAACAATAAGAATTTTTATCAGTTGCATAATTTTTGTGTGCTAGATTGGGCCAAAGACAATGATCCTAATGCTCATCAAGTCACTGGGCATCTAAGTACAGAAGGGCACAAAAAGTTTGCAAAATTTTTACAAGGTATTATATATGTTTGATTGGTTTAAGAAAAAGCCCAAAGCAACAGCAGAGCCAAAGCCTGCTAAAGAGCCCCGCGTCAAGGCACCTGTCAAGACTGACAAGGACATTGCTACAGAAAACAAAGAGCCTTATGTGGCCATGATCCGCATGGACATTGATCCCAACAATTTGCACCAAGGTGCATTTGAACTGGACTGGAACGATATTTTTGTAGCAAGGCTGGTCAAGGCTGGCTACATGATGAAGCCTGAAGATACTGATGCTGAAATTGTAGATCGCTGGTTCCAGAACGTGTGCAGACATGTTGTGATGGAAACATGGGAACAAGAACAAGCCATGCGCAAATCAGGCGTATGGGTCAAGAGCACCGACATTGGTGGCGGACGAAGTGAGGTATCATGATTTTTAACCATATTAAAGAACTCAAAGCACAAGGCAAACGAATTGGCATCACATTCAGTCAATTTGACATGCTGCATGCTGGACACATTGCCATGTTAGCCGAAGCTAAAAACCACTGCGACTATCTTATTGCAGGGCTACAAACTGACGCCAGCATTGATCGTCCGGGCATTAAAAATGCTCCAGTACAAAGCATTGTGGAGAGACAGATACAATTGAGTGCCTGTAGATTTGTAGACGAGATTGTGGTGTACACTACAGAGCGAGACTTGATTGACTTGATTCTTACCTTGCCCATTGATGTACGCATCCTGGGCCAAGAGTACGAAGACACAAATTTTACTGGACGCAACGAAGGCACCGGCCTGGGAATAGAGCATGTGTTCAACAGCAGAGATCACTCGTTCTCCAGCAGCAGCTTACGCAAACGTGCAGCAGCAGCCGAAGCTGAAAAGGAACTCTCAAATGGAACCAATAACGCCGCCTAAGACTTTCAAGGTCTATACTCTGATCAAGCAAACAGGCTTGAACATGACCTATGTGTACGGTACAGGCGCCAACATTACATTTGGGCCAGGTTTTTATCAATCAAAAGATGAAGCTGAGCAGTATCGTACCCTAGAAGTTCTCAAAGACACTGCTAATCCAAAATCCAACTATCTTGTGTTTGAACTTGAAGTTCCTAATCCTGCATATCACGAATGATATTGTACGTAAACGGCGATAGTCATGCCGCAGCCGCTGAAGCTGCGGTGCCACATGCTTGGGCACAAGATGACGAATTTCTTTGGGGTATGGGCTGCCAGGCGCATCCTGCCAATGTTCGTGTGAGTTTTGGTTGTGAGTTAGCCAATCATTTGTTTGCTATCCTGGATCTGGATGCACAAGCTGGCGGTAGTAACGCTCGAATCATGCGTACCACTCGTGCCTGGATTGAACGCAATCGTGGCAATTTAGATGATACTTTTATGTTGATACAGTGGAGCACCTGGGAGCGTGAGGAATGGTTCTATGACGATGAATGGTGGCAAGTAAATGCTTCTGGCATTGATCAGGTGCCACCCGAGTTGGAACAACGTTACAAACAGTTTGTGGTTGATGTAGATTGGCCCAGTTGTACACGTCAAGCCCATGAAGAAATCTGGAACTTTCACCAGGAGCTGGAGCAACAGAATATTCGTCATTTGTTCTTTAGTGCAAACAGTCACTTTGCCATGCCAGTGCTAAATTCTCAAAATCTCATGGAACCGGTTATCTTACCCCAAGACCAAAAGGACTGGGGCGCCAGCTACCTAGGACCATATGATGCTGCACAGACCTACAACAGTGTGCTAAAAAACAACGGATTTGAGTACAAAAATCCTTCAAGTTACCATTTTGGTGCGGATGCCCATTGCTTTTGGGCTGAATACCTGTTACAATACATTAAACGTAACCAACTATTAAGACCACATGAAATACCTGCTGATTGATACTAGCAACATGTTTTTCCGTGCACGCCACCAAGCACATCGTGCTAGTGACACATGGACCAAACTGGGCTTTGCATTGCATCTTACTTTTATGAGTGCAAACAAAGTGGCTCGCAGATTTGGTGCCGATCATGTGGTTTTCGCACTGGAAGGTCGTAGCTGGCGCAAAGATGCCTACAAGCCCTACAAGGCCAATCGTGCTGTGGCACGTGGTGCCATGACAGAAACTGAAGCAGAAGAAGACAAGCTGTTCTGGGAAACCTATGATGAGATGACCAAATATTTGTCTGCAAAAACAAATTGCAGTGTTATCCGTTGTGCCACAGCCGAAGCTGATGACATCATTGCTCGTTGGATCGCACTGCACCCCCAAGATGAAAATGTTATTGTCAGCTCTGATTCAGACTTTGTGCAATTGGTTGCACCCAATGTGCAACTCTACAATGGCATAAATGATCACTTGTTCAGTGTTGATGGTGTTACTGACGACAAAGGACGCAAGTTGAGTTTTACTGTTGAAAGCAACAGCAAGATCAAGGTTGGCAAGGCCAATAGTGATTTTGAATCTCCTACTGATTATCAAAAGTGGGTGCTGTTCTTGAAGTGCATGCGCGGCGATCCTGGTGACAATGTGTTTAGTGCCTATCCTGGTGTGCGTATAAAAGGCACAAAAAACAGTGTGGGTTTGACCGAAGCGTTTGAAGATCGCGATCGTCGCGGCTACAACTGGAACAACCTCATGCTGCAACGTTGGACCGATCATGAAAGTGCCGAGCACCGAGTGCTTGACGACTATGAACGCAATCGCACACTAATTGATCTTACTGCGCAACCTGATGACATCAAGCTGGCTGTGGACACTGCTATTGCAGAACAAATTTCACACAAAGATATTGGACAGGTGGGTGCACACTTTCTAAAATTTTGCGGAAAGTACGAACTCAACAAACTCAGTGACCATGCTGAACAAATTGGTCGCTGGCTCAATATAACTTACAAGGGAGTTTTAGATGATCTTAGCCAAGCCCGTGGTAGCGAATCAGTATTGGATTCTTAAAAAAGACGATCGCAAAATTGGTCAAGTAGAAGCTGTTGAAGATGGCTATACTGTAAAAATTCTCGATCGAGTTGCCAGATACAAAACCATCAAGATGGCCGGCCGTGAAGCCAACATTGAATTTGAAAAGCCAGAAAAAACAAAAACAGTACCACGCAATCTAGTGCATGGTTACGAAGTAGCTGGCCGTGTGTATAACCCACTGTGGAATGTGCAACTCCGGTTGCCACTGTTTACCAAAGATGCCAAAAGCAAGAGTTGGTATGCTGCTGGATGGTACCGTGTGAAACAACACCGTACCTGGAAAGTCATGCAAAATCCCAAGTTAATTACACTGCAACGCTATCAGTATCAAGGACCATTTCATACCAAGGAACAAACCAATGAATCCGTTTAGGGACCAAGAAAAATTTATGCGGGCTTG